AACTAATCCTTCTTGGTCTGCATCTTGCCAAACACGAACAATCATCTTGCCCGATTCAACAAAGAATCCGTTCCATTTATATTTGTGTTCATGCTCTGAACATTTGTATCCTGCTTTATATTCGATACGGTGAAACTCTAACACACCATTAGCGTGTATCAGTTCAGTTTGCCCCCATATCTTACCTGCTTTCATAGTCATCTCCGTTCACTCTCCTATTTCCTTTCTCATAGTAAATTTGTGTAATCTATAACTTCGCTTTGCCTACTAATGTCTTTTACAAAGTAAGCACAAAGAGGTTTTGGTCCGTCTGTTATTGGCACAGCTAGTAGCTGTCCACTTTTCATTTTAGGAAAATACCATTTTACATCATTATAAAAGTTTGTAATTTTAATATCTCCAAAATCAAATTTATAACTGCTTAACGGATTAAAAAGAAATGCTTCAAAGCCTCTATCGTTAATACTAGTTAGCGGTAGTACTTCTAAATCGTTTCCAGCGTGACTGTCTCCAACTGCCATACTCCAATCTACTGGCATCATTACTTCTTTACCACTTATTTCTAATACCATTGCAGGCGCACTAAAAGATTCTAAAAAGATCAAAGGAATAAAAAAGAAATCTGGTTCCTTTGGATCTGAATTATCTAATACTGCAAACTGTACATCTTCCTCTAACTCATCCGGCAGGTTAGTTAATGGAAAACTTACATCATCTAGTGTTAGTATTTTCATTATTAGTTCCAATCAATTTTTTCTATAGTGAATGGATATTGTGCTTCCTTATAGAATTTCTTTCTTTGTGTTAAATGTCGTTTGGCAAATTTGCACGTTGAAGTGATATCCCAAATTTGTACAAAATCTTTGTCCTTTGCCTTTCTTACTCCACGCCCAATGCTCTGAATAACTCGGACAAAACTTTTCCCGGGTTCAATAAGTACCAAATTAAAAATACGAGGAATATTAATGCCAACAGCGGCAACCCCATAAGTCGCGATAACAACATGGTTGGTACCTTCATTAATTTCGTCATACGCCTCCTTGCGGTCTTTGAGCTTGACATCACCTTTGACAAATGATGATCCTGGTATAAGCTCTTGTAGCATTTCTCCTGCTGAGATTCTATCTACAAGTATTAGAGTGTTTCCTTCTTGCCTTACATTGTTTAATATTTTGCCTATGTACTCTATCCTGTCTTTGTTAGTAACAAGATACTTTAATTCTGATTGATAATCTGTAAATGCCTGCGTATCCATTAGTTGACAAATGTTTACGTGACAGTTAGATAATACGCCTTTGTCTTGTAGTTCTTTAGCACTAATGCCGCCTATGACGGGGCCTAATGAAGCATGGATGGATTCAAACTCAAACTTTTCTTTTGGAACAGTTCCAGTGAGGCCCCATCTAATAGGAGCATTCTTTAAGTTCCTTGTTAGTAGATTTTTAAGTACTTCTGCCTTTGCTTGATGTACTTCGTCTACAATAACAGCACTAACCCCATCTAAAAATTCTGCTAGTGATAGTACTGCGGCACCATCCTTGTGCTTCTTATCTAATATGTTTAGTGATTGCCAAGTGCAGATAGTATGAGTTTTGCCTAACTCTTTTCTGTCACCAAAATACACACCTACATCTAAACCGCAGTTAATATAATCTTCTTCTGTTTGTGTTACCAAAGACTTATTAGGAACAATAACTAGACTACGTCCGTATGGTTCACATAGATGCGAAAGTGTAGCGGTAGTAATTGTTTTACCTGCACCTGTAGCAATTTCTTGTAAGCTCTGCGGATTTTCTAAGTACTTGTTAATTGCGTCTACTTGATAGTCACGCAGAATAATTTCTTCGCCTTCTGCTGGATGTCCTTTAGGCCAGCGTACACCTTGCTCGGCCCAATATCGTTCAGTTATGGGCTGAAAATCTAATTGTACGGGGTGTCTACGATCATCAATGTCAACTATTTGGACGTTATTCTTTTGTAGAACAGCAACAATAGTATCAAGATGATTAACGTAGCCTGTGCCGCCAATACCAAAAAAAGCAACCTTACCGTCCCATCGTCCAAGTTTATACTGGGGCATGTATCGAGCATAAGGCACTTCAAACTTAAGAGCATTGGAGAGCTTTCGTCTGACATCTACATCTAATCCTTCTAGTTTGATGTTTACTTCATCTTCAATTATTAGTTTACAACTTGCCATTAAATGGTTTCCAAATTTCTATCAAAAAAGTATCTAGTACTATGACTTTCTGCTTCTTCGTAAAATATAACTAAATCATTATCATAACAATCTAGTGTTTTTCTTACACTAGGAATATTTTTATTATCACCTATTACAACAATTGATTCAGGTTGCCAGCCAGACTGTAGTAATGGCTTTGGCAATTTATTATCTAAAGTATACACTATTTTTGTATGTTTGTCAAGTTTATTATTAATTTTTTCTTGTTGTATGTATTGATTAAACTCTGAACCTGTGCCTTGGTTATCCATTCTAAACATAACACAGGTATCTTCTTTAGGTATAATGTTAACTAACTCGTTGTTAAGTTCTACTATTGTATCATAATAACTGTCTGCAGACACTACAAACAGTACAGGAAATCTTTGTAATTCATTTAATGAAAATATTAATTGACTAAGATTATGTTTCGTAGAAGTAACTCTTATCATATTATTTTTTCTAGTTACAATGTTAGATGATAGTGTGCTTAACATATGTAAATTTTCTTGCGTTATATCAGGACTAAAATTTATAATGCCGTATTTCAAAGCACGGTCTTTATAAAATACAAAATTATCTGCACTAGGTTTACCTAAGTATTCTTCTAACATATCTATACCTGCTTGCGGTATATTTTTAATTTGATAATTGTATATTCCAGGTATACAATCTTCTTCAGTAAAATTTTCTATTTTATTGTAAATTTCTAAAACTAGATCATCTATATCAAAGGCTTTATCTTTTAATTGCGTAACAATGCAGTGTAATAATTTTTCAGAATAGTCAAAGTAATGTATTTTAGATTCGTTATCATAAAACGTAGCTTCTCTGGTTGTAAGACGTTTAATGTTTTCTATAGCAGAGATTAATTTTTTTTGAAATGTAAACCTAACAGCAATTTTATCATCACCTTCACTGGTTATAATTTTAATCCATCTAGATCTATCTATTTCTCTTAGAGGAATGTCTAGTCTATTTTTTATACTTTCTAAATCATCAACAAAAGAAAAGTAAGATGCATAATCGTCTATCTTACGTTTTGCAAGTTCATATTGACGATCGGTAAAGCCTATGCGTCTTACGATTTGCCTACCAAAGCTATGTATCAAATTATAGTCAGCTCTTGCTAACTTGGGAGGTTCTTGACCTTCTACTAGAGGCTTGAAGCTAGATAGACACAGGATTAGAGATTCAATTGACAATTCATTTTCATTTAACATACTGCTATTATATGCTAAAAAAGTTTATTTGTCAAGCGTTTAAGTGCTAAACCTGCAGAAATTTCTTCAATTGTATATTCGGTCCAGGCATAATCATTTAACCATTGTTGTCTATCTGGTTGCGGAGGATTGTTTATGTTTGTTAAACTTTTAATAGATACGTCCCAAGCAAGACTGCTATTGCTAGTATATGCAGGTACACCTTCTATTACACTGTGTATGCCTGGATTAGATGTCCAACTAACTGTGCAATAAACGTTATCAAATTGCATATCATAGTCATCGTAAGTTCCGTTGATATGCCGAGGATCCTGTCTTTTTACATTACGATATTCTCTTTCAATCTCAGGCAATGTACATCTTGGATGGGGACGAAATATTATCGTGCGATCAGTATGGGCTTGTATGTTTTCAATGGTGTCCATTACCCATTTGCTCATGCGAGGCATATCACGCCATTGTTCGCTTTTTTCATGCTGACCGCATAATAAAATATATTCGCCATTAGTATGCCATGGCTTTAATTTTAATCCGAGCTTATCAGCCCTTTCACTACTATTGCCGCTAGGGCCAAAATAAGCATCTCTATTGATTCCATTTAAACCTACTTTCCACGTTGTTCCTCGTTTGATGCCACCTACTTCTAGGACCACGGTCGGTTTGGATTGTGCCAAGTTCCGTTCCCAGATAGTTTTATTCGCAGCCATTCTGCCATTCCAAAGAACGCTCCAAATAACATCAACATCAGATACAGGATTATTCCAAACAACATCATGACCGTTAGCCATAAGACTATGAGCAAAGGCATCAAAAACTGGTTTACTATTGAGTGCGCCATATTGTTTCCATAAACTGAATTTCATCGTTAAATACTTCTATAATAAGCATATTTAACAGAGGAACATCATGAGAGAGATAACTGTGATTACAACTTTTCATAAAGAAGGGTTAGATTTATACGGCCAGCGTTTTATAGACTCTTTTGCACAAAGAGTTGACAAAGACATAAAATTAGTAGTATACGCCGAAAACTGTTATCCTGGAAATCCTGATCCTAATCAAATAAGGATATTACACGCTCAAGACACGCTAGGAAAGTTAAAAAAATTTAAAGAAAGATGGAAAAATATTCCTAAAGCAAATGGCATTCCTCCGGATCATATCAAAGCCAAACGTCCAAGAGATTGGCAAAAGAAATTTAAATGGGACGCTATACGTTTTGCAAATAAAACATATGCAGTATTTAATGCATGTTACAACCCAGATACTAAATGGGTAGTTTGGATGGATGCAGATACATTTGTACACAGCGATTGGAGCCTTCAAGAATTTAGAAAGTTGTTACCAGATGACAAATGGCTTACATATGTAGGCAGGGGCAAAGGCTCACAGACTTGGCCAGAGTGCGGATTCTACGGTATGAATATGAGGCATCCTATGTGCAAACAATTTTTAGCAGAGTTCGAACGGTTTTATGAAGATGCTGAAAACGGAATCTTTGAATTAGAAGAATGGCACGATAGTTATGTATTTGGACATATATTAAATCAAATGCGTCAAATAGATAATAATGTATTAGATTATAGCGCAGAAATGTATCTTAAAGAAGCTAAAACAGGAGGAGGGGGACATCCTTTAATAAATTCTGTGTTAGGCAAATGGATTGATCATATGAAGGGTGATAGAAAAGTTACTGGAAAAAGTAAAAAATCAGATATAATGGTTAATAGAACTGAATCATACTGGAACTAATATGATAACAAAACAAGAAATAGGTTTGCTTAAAAAAGTTAAAGGCAAACACAACATAACTGCTTGGGATAATTATAAACTAAACTATTGGGCTATACCAAAGTGTGCTAACACTGCTATAAAGGCTTGTTTAGCTGGCAAACCTAGTAACAATGAATATTCAAGAGAAAAATGGGTACACAATCCTACAAATTTAAATTATATTACAGATAAGCAAGCATTTAAAAACGGATATACAAATTTCAGTGTTATACGGCATCCATATGAAAGATTTATTTCTTTGTTTAAAGACCACGGTATGCAAAGACCATTTAAAAAAATATTTAATGAAAAAAATCAGCACATGGTTGGAAATTTAGATTATTTTATTAATGCAGTGTTTGAAAAATATCCAACAGATCATGGCTGCGATGCTCATGTAAGAAGTCTATCTTTTTATCTTGTAAAGGACAATAAAGTCAGAATAGATAATGTGTTATTAATTACAGATGCGGCTAATTTTTTAAATAAGTACAATGTAACATTAAAACAAATTAATAAAACAGATCCTAGTATTAGTGTCACATTAAATGATAAACACAAAGAAATGATATATGAAAGGTATAAACAAGATTTTGAAATCTTTCAATTTGTTAAATGAGACATGAGTTAGTAAATATCCTTAAGAAAAAACAAAAGAGTCACAGTTTAGTTGCTCTAGAAAAATTCACAACACTGTTGCCTGCAAACAGTAGCATAATAGACGTAGGAAGCGGTCCACAAGAATTACACGCAAAAATACTAAGAATTGACGGTCACAATGTTGATACATGCGACTTTCATGAAGATGCTACCTATAGAGGAAATTTTAATGAAATTAAAATACCAAAACAATATGATGGTGTATGGAGTTCTCATTGTTTAGAACACCAACTTAATGTTAATGCATATCTTAAAAAAGTAGCAAGTTGTTGCAAAGAAGGGGGCTATATTTGTATTACTGTTCCTCCTTTAAAGCATACAATAGTCGGAGGACATGTAACACTATGGAATGCAGGTTTACTAATTTATAACACAGTACTAGCTGGGTTAGATTGTACAAATGCTAAAATAAAAACATACGGTTATAATATTAGTATAATTGTAAAAAAGAAAAGTTTTATTATGCCAGAGTTACATTTTGTAGGTACAGATTTGGGATTATTAAAACAGTATTTTCCATCTGATATAAGATGGAGAGGAAATGACATAAAGCCTAAGTTCGAAGGTCAGTTACAAGAACTAAATTGGTGACTTAAACATTCGAGGATATTTTGTTTCTCCGCTATAGTCTCTACGCTTTATTCCTAGTATAGCAGATCTTTTACAATTTATATCTAAACGCTTGCCTACACTATCATTATAACTTTCTGTAAAACTATCTACTTTGTAACACAAAAATTTATTACTTTCTAAATAGTTTATTATTTTATTTTCAGAAGGTATTGTTACAAATCCTGATTCCTCTTCAGCGGCGTCTACCATTAAATTTCTAGGATTTTCAACAGTAACAGATTCTTCACTTGAATCTATCACAAAAGTATCTATAAGGACAGTTGATTTTGTTGCACCCATAACTGTATCTAAGAAATCGTCAATGTCATTATAATAATACATAACACCCATAGATAAAACCATATCGTACTTTTCTTTATTTTTCTTTAAATGATTTAATGAATTTCCTTGTTGAAATTTAACATTTCTTTTAGTAAATTCTTTCCAGCCTCTGTCAGAAAAATCTAATGTATCCATGCCTAAATACTTTGCTTGAGGATAAAATCTATTTGCAACATTTAACCAATATCCGTTGTTACATGCCATGTCAAACACGCTTCTAATTGGAGTTACAGTATAAGTCAAATCTAATGCTTTCCTAAACATTTGCATACGTTCTATTATGTATTTTCCTTTGTCCATAATTACTCCTTAAAATATACTGGTTTTAGGTGTGCCCATGTCTCGCCTGACTTAACTTCATGTCGGTTCCAAAAAGTATATGCAATTTTATTTTTCCAATCTTGCATGTCTATGTCATATTTTAAATTTTCAATTTGTGATAAATCTTTATGTGCAATAGGCCACACCATACTTCCTGGGTCAAGAGCAAACACTGGTATTCCTTGAACAACAGCTTCTATAGCACTTAAACTATTAAATGTAATAACACAATGAGCTCTACTTAAATCAGATAATAACGACTCTCCTCCTTGATTGCCGCCACGTTTTACATTTTCTGTTAGGAACACATTATCTAATGCTTTGACTATCTTCTTTGTTCTTTTTAGTCCGTTATCTAAACCTCTAGGATGGGGACGTATAATTATTCTTCTGTCGCTGTATTTTCGTATTTGTTTTATAATATCAAGCACCCAGTCATAAAAACTTTTGTACCCTTTGTCATATAATCTAACTAATGCACTATCACCTTCTTTTTGTCCCATTATGATAATATCACCGCCTTGACTCTTCCAGTCTTTAAATTTAATTCCGGTTTTAGATTCAAATTTATTCCATCTCTCTGGTCCGACATTGTTGTTGTTACAATTAGCATCGTTCCAACCATAGCCGTTCCAACCAAAGCGTAGCCATCCTGGATAATCCCTAAACGGTTCACTTTCGCTTACTAAAAACGGTTTATTGGTTTTTTGAATATAAAGATATTTGCTTCCTTGTTTATCTAAGCGTTTGTATAAAAACTTAGGTTTTAATAGATTAGTTTGATAATAACAATCAGCAGGATATTCAGCATTTGGATCAAAGTCTCTTATGCATTCGTATACATCGCCGTGACGTTTAATACCTTGTTGCCATCCATAATACGATTTACTTATGAATTGAAACCCAATTATCTTAACCATTTAAATATATTGCCTCATGTGACGCCAGCAGTCACCGTTTACTAATTCTGTAAAGTTCCAATGAAACATACTTATTCTTTGTAACCATTTTAATCTATCAAATTAATTGGATTTTCTATATTTTTAAATCCTACATGACTTACTTCGGCACATTGACTTTTTACAGGATCTGTAATAAATGCCGGATATCCTTGTATTAATGGAGCAACTATACTGCTAGAGTTATGATTAACCACTGCCCAACAATTTTGTAAATCTAAATTGATATGTCTGTTAGCCGCATCACTAATACTTATTCCTGGTTTAGTTGCTAGACTTTTTATTGATTCAGGAGTCTTGGTTAAAGTTTTTCTATCACCGGGATGTAAACGTAGCACTATAGGTCTATCGCTGTGTCGTCTTATTTCGTTCACAGTTTCTATACACCATTCCCCTAAATCTTTTTTACCCATACTCCAGCCGCCAGCACGTTGGACACATATTAAAATATGGTCACCGTGTTTTTTATTTTCTTCTAGTTTAATTTTTAGATCGTTACTTATTTGTTGCCAGCGTTTTGGATCAGGATTGCTGTCGCAATAAATTCCTGTTGTCGGAAAAATACCGTTGAAGCTATATCTTAGATAATGATGCGGCTTGTTTTTTTCTGTTGCATATAAAAACAAATTTGCATCAGCTGAGACAACTTTTTTTCCTTTTTGTATTGTATCTATTACTTTTTGACGTAAAACTAGATGAGGAGCAGTTTTACCAGATTCATGTTGCCATCCTTGTATAACTCCTACATCTGCATCCATTATATCCCAACTACGAGATACTACTCCTTCGTCGCCGGCTTCATTAACTCCTTGAATAAATTTTACAAGTATGTCAAATTTTTCTTGACTTCGATTTTTCGCAGGTACACCGTTATAATAACTAACTACCTTCATTGACTATTCTCCATGCATAGCCATTAAGCATTTCTTGTCTATTAAACTGACAGTAACTTAAATGAGCCATAAATGCAATCATAGTATCTTTATCAGGAATATTTAAATTTTCTACATCTGATAGTTCGCTGTTACAAATTACACTTGCCGCGTTTGGTCCTAATGCTATGGCAGGTTTGCCGTTCATAAGTGCTTCTACTGCCGCAATACTGTTGTAAGTAACCATACAATGAACATCATCAGCAAGTGCTTGTTCCATTGTTTTGGTAGATATTCTTTCAGTTCTATTAGGCTTTAATCTAATTTCAATAGGCCTGTCAGTATACTTTTTAAGTTCAGATACAACTTGATTAACCCATGTCTCTGGATCCGGCTGACCAAATAACATCATTACTTTTTCGCTAGGAGGACATACTAATATTTTTCTACCTTCAGTAAATTTTTGATACTTGTAACCAATATGCTTTAATCTTGCTGTATCTCTTTGAACAATAGGTCCCATGTTTTGTAAGGCGTCTTTAGTTACTCGGTGCCACCCTTTTGATTTACTTTTACCATTGCCAAAATATCCTGTATCAATTGCATAAAAAGTTCTTTTAGTTTCCCAACAATGATGTATAGCTTTACGACTTCCTCCGCCTAAGCCTCTAATGACTAATGGCATAGTGCTATTTTCTTCTAACTTCCAATCACTTAATTTTCCGTTACAACCTTGCATAAACGCTTCTAAATACTCGTCGTATACCATGCCTTTGGTATTGTAGTTAATACCTCCTGCGCTATCTATAGCGGCAGCTTTTGGTTGTTTTAGTTGTTGTATAGTCTCCATAATTTTCTCCTCACTTGATTTGTAATAATTATTATCAGGATCAACTAAATGCTTTAGAACATTGTTCATTAAACTAGTTTTCTCTTTATTCAAACCAAGATTCTTTGGACCTATAATTTTATTTTTTTCTTTGTGTAAACTATCATCTAAATGATCTACACGCTGTCTAAGTAAACTTATATAAGCCTTATACCATTCGTAATTATATTCGCAGTTTTCATAATTAGAGAACCAAGGCCCTCCTTCTGTATAATGTAGTGCCGCAGGGTCTCCGTCATCTGGAAATTTGTACCAACCTACTAGCCAATTCCATACATGAGAAATTTCTCCTATCTCGCTATCGTTTAGCCAACTAAATCTATGAAAATATTTGCCATCAAACTCTTCATTACTTACAAGCTCAGGTGTTAGTTGTGCATTACTAGGATGTTCACAATTAAATAACATCATACTAGACCAATTTTTCCTAGGATAAATGTGTTGTGTTTTTCCATCCATTTTTATTCCAGGTTTAGGTGTATAGTCATGTTGAGCACACATTAATGCATATTTGTCGTTTGCTAATTCAAATAACTTTGCTACGTCTGTCCTAAAAACAAAGTCACAATCTATAAATAATGCCCATCCTTTATATTCAGCAAGAGCTGGCACTAAAAATCTTGTAAAAGTAAATTCTGTGCTTCCTAATTTATCTACAGGTCTTTCGTATAAACCTGCTTTTTTCATATGTCTCAGTTTAATAGGTTGAATGTCTACTGGAACCGATGCATGATCTTTTATACTTTGTCTTGCTACTTCGTATGCAATGTCCTCTCGACTATCATAGCCTATGAATATTTTTAAAGGTTCCATCTAGTCTCTTCTTTCTATGTCTGCTTCTATACAATTTGTACCATACTGTATTTCAACTAACTTAAGATCGTTTTCTGATTCATTAGCTAATTGATGCCACATACCTTGAGGGATATGCAGACTTTCGTGTTGTTTGTAAGTACCATATAACTCATAATCAGTGTTATTGTTTATTGTATAAACTGTAGCAGTTCCTTCTGCAACAAACCAATGTTCACTACGTTCTTTGTGTCGTTGCATTGATAATTTATTACCCGGAGGCACTGCAAGTTCTTTTACTTTAGTATGACTACTATATTCGTGTATCACTCTGTAATACCCCCATGATCGTTGTGTTTTAGGAGCCTTCCATTCGTCAAGTATCCAACTAGACGAATTCAGTTTATTTTCGCCTCCAACTCCAAAAACAAATTCTACATTAGGTAAGTCACCATATATTTCATATTCTGGGGTAGTTGTATTACTTCTATCTCCACCGTTTGCAAAGATAATTTTTATTGGCCCGTGTGTTGCCATAGTTTTATATATAGCACCACATGCTGTGTTATCACTATCATCAAAAGATATAACTTTATCTACTATACTGAGATTTTCTATAACTTTAGCACGTTCTAAAAAAGGCATAAACGGTCTGCCTTTTTTTGTTGTTAACCATTCATCTGAATTGATGCCAACGTGTAACTCGTCTCCGAGTTTTTTAGCTTCTTTAAAATATTCTAGATGTCCGGAGTGTAGGGGATCAAATCCACCTGTAACTAATACAATGGTTTTCATAAAGATATTTATATGCTAAGTTAATTCTATTGTTTGTTTTAGAAGTTTCCAAACATAGCCAGAAGTTAACTCTTTACCTTGCCATTGCATAAAAGCTATTCGTTTTAGCCATTCGGTTAAATCAAATTCTTTCAAATTTTCTATATCAACAAGATTATTTGCAACAGGATAGGTTACTGCACTACTGTCGAGTGCAATAGTAGGGGTACCATATAAAACAGATTCTACAGAACTAGTGCTGTTATATGTAACCATGCAATACGATCTATTAAGGTCATAGTACAAATCGGGACTATCGCTGTATTCTATAGTGTCTTTAAATGTCTTTTTAATGTGTTCTATTACTGTTTTATCTAAAGGATGGCTACGTATTAGTATAGGACGATCAGTAAGTTTTTTTATTTTTTTAATTTCTTCACAGCAATAATCTTTATATTTTTTATTATTATAGATTAGTTTATTCAATGCACTATCGCCATCTAGTTGTAAACAAAATAATACATAGTCTCCTCTAATTTTTTGAGGCATCACTTCTATATTATATTTGTTTTGCAATTCGGACCATCTGTTATAAGTTGGATCATAAGGGTGTATACCTTCGTCCATGAAAAAAGAGTTCCAAGAAAATCTAATCCATCTATCAGCAAACTCTGTGTGTTTGTCTGTTTGTCCTAAACTTATTTGACGCAGTATAGGTAATTCTCTGATTAGTATCGGTATATTTTCTTGCTTGGATACTAGTTCTACTTGTTCATAAAACTCGTTTTTTGGTCTAGCTTTTTTCTTCATTCCGTTTTGAACAAAAAAGTCTGGTCTTGAATCACCTTCTAATAGGTATGCCGGAACTCTGAGCATAATGTCTTGCCCAGTAGAACTTATCATAGGATTTAATACTTTAATTTTTGCAGACTTGCATTCTTGTATTGACCAACCTATCACAATGTTGCATCTTCCATTCCTGCTACACGTAGTTTAACTACGTTAGTAATTTGCCATTGTTTTTGATCAAGTGCTTTGAGTACACCTAACCATTTATTGCGTAGTAATGCAAATTCGTTAATGATCTTTTCATAGTCAACAACGTCTGCCTCACCGTCAACGTATTTTTCAACGTCACGGCTTGACAGAGCTCGTTGATAGTTTTCAAGATATTTTTTGAAATATGAGCTACGCAATCTACGTAGCTCTATGTTTAGATAATTTAGGATTGCTTCAATCTCTTGTAATTGATTAAACCTTTGCTCTACAATTCCGGGCATAGCCGCGGCTGCCTTTTCAACATTGCCTACAAGTTTTACTTCTTGTTTTGCTTGTGATAGTTCTGTTTCGTAGTATGCTACTGCATCAGGAATTTTACTTACATCACGAGAGATCTCGCTATACCAACCCATTAATTATCCCATTCATCTATTTCGTCATCATAAACATCTTCTGAATCAATATCTAGATAATAGTTAATTGCTGTATCTAATTGTGCATCAGCGCCTAATACCTCTGTAAGAGTCATATCAGTAACACCATAATCTGCCATTAGATCAACAAACCTTTCAGCCGCAGTTTCTATATGTTTTTTATCTAAATATTCTTTAAATAACATCCATATTTCAGCTATTTGTTCATCAGTCATTATTTACAGTTTCCTCGATTGGTTCAACATCAGCTACTTCGTTTTCGATAGCTTCTTCAGAGGTATTTACCACAGAAGCTTCTTTTACCAAGTAATCTGACATAACCTTATCGAGTAAGTCACCGTTCCAGTTTTTACGATATTCAAGTAGTTCTTCACCGTCCATTGTAGTGTATGCAAGACGATTACCTTGCTTGACAATAACGCCTTTTGCTTCAAACAATTCAAGTAAGCCGCTATATGGATTCATACCTGTTTCGTATGGAATCTTAACTTGTACACCTTCGAACGGTTTAGCATAACGTGTTTTCATAACCTTACAAGCGGCACGAATACCACGAACTTCACTGATCTTGTTACCATCTTCATCTTCTTTTAGTTTTAGTTTTTTCATTGCTACTACAATTGAAGATGCATAGATAAAGCCTTGACCACCTGAAATCTTATCATCTGGATCGAACATATCTTGAGATGCATATGTATGATTAGTACATACTAAGCCAACATTGTGTGAGCCAATCATATTAACTGTGTTACGAACAAGTGAAGTCAATGCCTTAGGCTTACGACCCATATCACCTTTCATATCACCCTTGTTAAACTGATCAACATCAGTAGGTGTTAGCAACATACCCAAACTATCAATAACAAACAGTACCTTAGGACGATCTTCTTCTGGCATTGCTTTATAGTCGTTCATAAACACACTAATAGTTTTAGCAACGTCATCAATCATTGACATATTAAGTTTAAGTAGTTTTTCTTCTGAAGTGTCTACATCTAGTGCGTGTAGCCAACTTTCGTCAAGTGCATTCTCTGAGTCAATTAGTACTACAAAGATGCCTTGCTCTTGTGCGTATTTTACAATGTTACCTGCACAAATATATGATTTACCTGCACCAGATTCTCCTGCAAATACTGTTACCTTACCCATAGGAACACCTTTGTTCCAATCACCTGAAATAAGATAGTTGAGTGCGTAGTTGCCTGTGCTAATCCAATCAGTAGGATCGTTAAATCCTGCACTCATGCCTGTAATGGATTTAGTTAACGAAGTTCGAAACTTCGTAGGATCAAATGCTTTTGATGCCATATTAATCTCCTAATCTAAAAAGCGTGACAGCTATTAACTTTTGAAGTGTTGACAGGTAAACCGTGAATCTCTGCTTCGGTTTCGTTAATAGCTGTCATATTGTTTTACTGTCCTTGACGTGCTCTAATCATTGCTAGAATGTCTTGAGCATTGCCACCTTCTGCAGGAGCCGCTTCAGCCGCTGGTGCTGGAGTTGGCTCTGGTGCTGCCTCTGCTACTGGAGCAGGTGCCGCTTCTGGTGCTGGTGTAGGTGCTGGTGCAGGAGTACTTGCTGCCGGAGCAACAGGATCACCTGTACGTGCCGCCATACCACTTGGACGGAAATACTGCGACCAACGGTCTGCATCGTATGCTTCGCCATCAACTGACGCTTCGAACATTTCTTGCATGACTTTAATTGCAGTTTCGTCAGGCTTTTTAGGTAAGAAGTCACTTAGATTATATAATCCGTGTGTGTTGATAGCATTCATTTCTTCATCGTTTAACGGACGCTCTCTACGTGCCCAGTTAGATGTAGAATAGTCTGCATAGCCGCCTTTTGAAGTTTTGTTAAGACGGAAATCAACACCAGCAGTATAATCTGTTGGCAGTTCTTCCATATCTGGATCAAGCAATGCTTGTTTAATGATTTGAAAGATTTGAGGACCGATGATAAATCTACGGATTGGATTCTCCGGAGTTGTATCTTCAGTTAAAGGATTATCCGTTACAAAGCCTTGGAAGATATATGAACGTTTCTTCCAGTACTTACGACCCATATCTTCTAGACTTGGATCTTTGAACCAACCACGTACTTCGTTAAGAATGTTACACTGCTCGCCATACATTTCCATACAAGGAATTTGTACCTGTACTGGGCGTGAATCAGTTTCACCCTTTACGCCTGCAAATGGAAGTTTGATCATCAAACGTTCTGCCCAGAAAAAGTCAGCATTTTCATTGCCATCAGGAAGGAAACGTAGAGTTGCACTCTCACCTTCTTTAATATTCCAAAATGGGTAAATTGCATTGTCACCGCCTGTTGATTGACCAGAGCTGGTACCGCGGTTTTCTTGTTCTTTGAGCTTTGCTCGGATTTCTGCTAATGATGCCATAGTTGTGCCTCCTATAATGTTATGCCTATGTGCTTTGTGCCTTTTCAACTTTGTAGCACAGTATATATAATATACTCAACTACTCAGTATGTCAAGTCTTTTTTTAAAAAAACTTGAAAAAAATCAATGGATTACTCATCCATTTTTATTTATCCATTTTACAGAAGTCCCAAATATTATCTGATGATAGATAACAAAATACCTGATCGTTAACAAACAACTCTGTATTTGTTAATTTTAATGTGTATTCTTTATCTGTAAAATTTGGAATGTCTTGATGATATTCAGATACTTCAAAAAAATTTTTGTGTATATTTAATGCAATACTGTTTCCTAAATAAGTATTAAAATCAAATACGTTATATATTTCTTCTACATTGAAATCGTGTAACTCATAAATTTCTTCACTAGACACCATTAATTTTGATATCTTATTGTCTTCTTGTTTGTTTCTATTTTTAAACATTAAAACTTTTATTATTAGTTCTTTTGAAAAGAATTGTGATAACGGTATTTTTGTTGTACCGGGATGAGTTACCCAACCTCGATTTTTATCTAGTCTAACAGTAGTTGGTACAATAAATTTAGTTGGCGGATCAGTAAGCAATTTGTGCATTTTAAGAATATAAAAACTACGATCAGTGCGTACATCTAATCCTTTGCTGCCATTTTCAAAATATTTTAGTTTGTTAACTTCTAGTGTAGAAGTATAGTCATTGATCTTACCGCTTAATCGATGTCTAATATTTTCTTTTAATTCGTTAAAGACATCGAAAAAAGCATCTCGTTTAATATGAAATAAGAACGGTTTTAGATTATTCTTTTTTATTAATGATACAATATCGCTAGAAATAAGTCTATATCTGTGTTTAGACCTATAAACTACTTCATTCAATCTTTATAGACCGGCTAAATTTCTAACTCTATCTAATTCTTCTGTTTTGTTAGGATCGTATTCAATGCCCATATTTTTAAGTACAGGTACCAAGTCTTGTTTTTCTTGATCTGATAAGCCAATCATATTATACCAAATTGGTCCAAGTTTTTCTTGAGCCAGTTTCATAAGATTTAGCATACTTAAACCTTTTGTAGGACGATCATCTAATGCTTTTACAATTTTATCACCTACTTCACTATTTGCAATAGCGTGAGTAATAGGTCCACCTTCTTCTATATCAGTATCCTTATAGCCCATTACTTCTGCTACTTTATTGTTAATCATTTCAATAAATTGTTTTGCAGGTGTAATAAATTTATCACCGTATTCTTTTTCTACCATTGTCAGTACAGCGGTTTCGCCTTTTGGAAATTGACCAGACTCTCTATCAAAGTGAGAAAGAATAAATTCACTTATAGGAAGTTTTACTTCTTCTCTCGACTCCATTACATCCGGTATGCCGTTGCCGTTTGCATCAACCCACCATGATCCTGTTTCATCGTGTGAATCGTGCTGGCAATTACAATCAGGTTTGCAGTTATGCATTTGGCATCCGCAATCTTTGCAATGATATTTTTCATATCCAGACATATATCCTTCTGAAAATTGACCCATCATTTCATTAAATGCGTTATCAATAACCTCCTCAGATTCTGGTACGCAGTTAGGAACTTCTTTTCCGTTCTTTTCCTTCATACCAATCATCTTGTAGCCTTTCCAACAAGGGTTATCGTCTTCTTCGTCTACTAATTCCTCTGGCCCTAATTCTTTTGCTTTAGTTGCTTCACTAACTAGTTTATATATGTAAGGAAATACATCTTTGAGTTCTTCGTTAAACTGTTTGATAGTAAGTTGATCAATCCAATTTTCGGCAACATCTTCGGGAACATCTTCTAGTACTGGGGGATTAAAACTTTCAAATGCTTCTTTGTAGTGTGTTGGTTTTTGAAGTGTCTCTATTGTTTTCTTTACTGTTGCAATGCGCTCTTTTACAACATCCATATAATCACTTAGGCTTTCTGCCATTACTGATGAGCGACCCATATAATTTTTAAATTTACGCAACTTATATAATTCTTCAGATAATCCTACAATATGTTTTCCGAAGTCATCGTATGGCTTGCCGCCTTCTGAAACATGCATAGCCATTGCTCTAGCGCCACTTAGATGTTTGTATGGATATTTAAATCTTTCACCTTCTGAACTTTCAATATAGATCTTACCAATCTTTTGAATTCTACCTGTTGCACTTTCTTGATTAATGCCTTCGGTGTGTCTAATGTTAAGTCTAGCAGTACCTATATCCTGATAACTTACTCTGCTAGTTCCGTATAACTTGGATTCACTCATCACTTCATCTCCGCCCTTATTTTGCGCTAAAAATTTATAGTCTCTTTGGTTTAGATTGGATTTTGTAATATCTCTAGTATCGAAGTTTAATAATCTTTTTTTCGCAAAACTTCTTAGTTCTTTTAAGAAATCGTACCATGTACTTCTAGTTGTTGCATCTTCGTTTTCTACAAAGTCTGTGCCATACATAACAGACAATGAATCTTCGGTTATGCTAATACTAACCTTTCCTAAACTTCTATCACCTTCTTTAAAATCAAAATCAAAAAAGCGAGCTGTTAACGGGTCACTGGTTAGCTCACCATTTTCATTCCCTATCGTTACAGATGGAAAACGGCCTCTAATTTTATTAAATAGGTCTTCTGCTATGTTATCTAAACTTTTTACATTCATCGTAAAGTATTTATCAATAATTGCTACTTATGAAGATTGGCATTGGAGTTTCGTAATCGTCAAAATCATCGGCTTGATTAAAGGTATTGTATACTCTTGGATCCCAATCTTTTAATACACTCATCATTCTTAATGCTAACAAACTTGCACTTACTAAATCATCAGACATGCCGACTTTTGCTTGATAACTTGATCCTGTAGCACATACCCTTTAAGTTCTGAAATAAGTGCTTTAGAATTAATTTTCATTTTATCATTTTCTATCATAGTTTTTAAACGACTACAAGCAGTTACCTTAGTACTGTGTGTTGTATTAAATCCTTTGCGGAACTTACGAACGTGTCCCTTGCGGATAGGCTCACTGACAAACATACCCGGAATGTTTTCTTCTCCAAAGTCGTTTATAACGATTAGGGCAGCCTCGCCTAGTCCATTGTTCTCCACGCTCCAATAAATTCCTTGCGGGTTTTTTGTTTCTTGTTCTATATATTTGCAAATATCAGCTAATACTCTAATTTGTCCCGGTATAGCAGTTGTATTATGTTGCCATTCTGCAACCTGTTCGTAGCTCGGTAATTCATAAACTTGAATAGCGGCATTATCTCCGCCTGTACCCATACTAGGGTCTAATGCTATTACGTATGTATATTGATTAGTTGGTTTTTTATACCAACGTGTTTGACCCATATTCAATAAAGGATTAATTCCCTCCATCACAGCAAGTTTAATTGAATTAATAAGAGTTTCGTCAAATACTAAGAATTCACAGCCATACTCGCGGCGGAATTTTTCTTCGCCGATACGGCCTATTTCGTCATCACGCCATTTCTCGTCCCTGTCAGGATGTTCTTCCCAACTTGCTCTAAATGCATGAAATCCATTTATACCAAGTTCACTTTCGTTACCATATTCGTCAAACTTTTGCTCTGCTTGTTTCCAAATAGTAGCAAAAGTATCTTCATCTGAGTTAGGTGTGCTTGTAATAATAGCACGACCACCTGTTGCTAGTGTAGGTGATATTGAAGTCCAAAACTCTTCCGCAATGTTAGGTTGCACAAATGCAAACTCGTCACAGTATAGTAGCGAGATAGACATACCACGTCCTGTGTTGCCTGTTGTTGTTTGACTGACAATTCTACTACCATTTTCAAACTCTATGCTACCTTTGTTGTAACTTGTAACACCCGCTCTAATATAATCGGGACAAGTTTCATATACGTAACGAATACGTGCCATAATTTCTTGTGCACCTGTGTATTTGTGCGCCGCAATAAGGATAGTTTGATCTGGATTAAACATTGCGTACCAAGCAAGATAGATAGCCGCACAAGTAGTCTTACCTGTTTGTCTTGGCATCATATTAATATTAAATCTATAACTATGATATGAATGCATCAACCGTAGTTGATACTCGTATGGATCGAATAATAATTTACCTTGCACAGGATGTTGTATGTACGCAAACTTTCGTGCAAAATGAAGATAGCCTTCATCTGGATCCATGCATAATGCAAGATCCTGTATCTGATCTTCTGTGTATGTTTCTTTGGTGTTTGCCTTTTTAGTTAAGACACCATCTAAACTCTTGCTCATACAGTATTTAACCGTTTTTTAATCGTAATAATTTATACTGAGTCTTGCTTCGTAAAGTTGAACGCGATCTTGTTGTATTAAAATATAACAAGGACTAGCATATTCACCGTATTTGGGCTCACTCCACAGCCATTTATAGTCTTCGCTTAGATCTAATTTTTTACACAATTTTTTTAGACGCCTTCTATTTGTGTTTTTAACAATATAAACTATTGCTTGGTTTTTGTTAAGGTGTTCCCATTCACCGTCCCATTCTCTAATCTTTACTTGCCCTTTCTTATAGGCGGCGTAACTCCAGGGACATACTTTTTTTATATGTTCA